CCGTCAATATGCTTAGGAACGGCGGACGCAGCTTGCTTTGGAGTTCCTACGCTTTCGCCTGCGATTACAGGTATGAATCCACTCCGACAATTTACATGAGCCGGAATTATACCCACTGATTCCGCTGGCGTGAATTTCTTACCATTTAAATTCAAACATATTGTCGAAGTACGGTCATCTAATATTGCAGAAAATTCTACTTGCTCAACTCCTAAGTCTTCCATGCCTACAGCATATCCCATATTTTGGGCCCTTGCCGTTTCTGTCCTGGCTATCGTTTTAGCCCTACGCCTATGTGTTTTATCTGCATACTTCTGAGTTTTCCTATCAATATCAGTATCGGTTAATTTCGGAAACTTATCTTTATCCTGTAACCTGGTTCTGAAATTCATTACCGATTGAGTTTGGTTTTTAGTTAATCCTACCAACGGACGAACCTCGCGTGCGATCTTATCCATCGATTTGCCTTCTTTAACGCCGGCACTTATAAAAGTACGGATTCCTTTTTTAGTTTCATTCGTTACCTGTCTAACCAAATCAGCGGTAAACTTTTCGGCAGCACGGACTGAAACTACATTCAGCACATCAAAGGAACCCTTTGCCTGCAATAGGTTATATGACTGTTCGCCGCCATTTGACATAACAGTTAATGTCGCCGGCTTGATTATATCTTTGCCTTTATCCTGTATGAATTCCCAGTCGGTAAGCGTGCTGGTTATATCCTTTTGAAATTTAGTCCTCAAATCAGACTGTATCTGCTTGATTGCATAACTAAACCATTCCCTTACGGCAGATTCAAATATAGGCTCCATCCGCCGCCTATGCCAATCCAGCTTAGCATGGATTTTATTTCTAAATTGTGTTTTAATTATCGTTATCATCGTCTGTTATCTCTGATTTACTCAGTGGCTCTTCAGGTTCGCCAATTTCTATAAGGCTACTCATCATATAAAACTTGTCACCGTCCTGATACGGTTTACGTCCTAATATGTTTCTCGATTCGTTTGGTGTCATTGTTCCGCGTTCTATCTGGAATCCGTGTTGCTTTATCAATACGTCAATATCACGCGTGTCAATATTTGTAAACTTAAATTCGTAAATTCCTGAATTTAATAGATTGTCGTTTATAATATCCTCCATGTCCGTCTGTAATGGCTCGACCACGCTTTGGATATATATCTTTGTAGCCTCTTCAGCTACGTTGCCGCCAAGTTTACCAACAATCCTTACGCCGATTCGCTCAGCCGGCATCGAGAATGCAATCATTATGTCTTCACGTGAGGTTTGGCCGTAGACTTTGAAGCTACCATCTTTAACCTCGACGCTTAATTTTTCATATTCAAAATCACAACCCTCTGGCTGGGTAAGAACTAATGTTTTATGTGCATTAGAATTTCCCTTTGCCTCTTTGTTTAAGAACTGGGCTATTTTTTTATCCGCTCCCTCTTCCCAATCGCCTTTCAAAGTAATTAGTCCGGCAGGTATCCCATAATTCTCGAAAAATGCAAGGTTGTAATCTCTAAGCCCTATCATACCAACAATATCACCGATAGCAGAAATTGCATTGGTTACACCATAGTAGTTTGATTTAGGATAAAAGTTTTTATAGAATATTAACTCATGAGCTTTATTTTCAGGAATAACTCCTTCCGGCTTTCCGGTTTCAGAGTTTATATCCTCTTCCATTCCGAATTTTTTGAACCATACTTTTTTATTGTTGCGTATTTGTGCATATTTTTCGTTTGATTCGTGAACCCTTAGAGTGTGTGCAGGTAGGTAATAAACATTAGATACTTCGCCTGCGTTATTCCTCACAACTTCTAACCCAAAATAACCAATCGACCCCCAGTCGATCAATGCCTGCTTTATAATATTTCTAAACGATTCTTCTTTACCTGATGTCTTCAAAAACTCATTCAATCGCTCTTTTTCTTTTTCGTTATCTTTTTGGTTTTCTCTTAATTGTAAATTCCAACCTAAACCGGCAACATCAATAGCCAACTGGTTTACACAACTCCAAAATATAGGATTCGATTCGTGTAATGTCAATAACACTTCTGGCGGATATGGAGGATTGATTAGGCTGTTATCGGTAACCCATTTATTTTTTTCTTTGAGCTGCTTAGAATCCTCTGCCTCGGATTCCTGTAACTTAGAATACGGAAATACACCTTCTGAGGTATGAACATACACTTTGCCTTTTTTTTGTTCGTCAGTCATTATTTATTTTTCCAGTCCCATTACAAAATTGACAATCGGCTATAATTGAGGCCCTACCATCGTTATGTTTACCAGAACCATTACAGTGTTTGCAATCTCCAGCATTTATTACTACCGGCCCCAGATGGGAAACAAAGTCGATGTCAAGTATCCGCTCGTCAGCAAAAGTCTCATAATATAACATCACACAATTGTCGTACGGTATATCTATCACCACCCGGCGGGTATTGTCAGGGATAATCCCAGCCTTTGTTAAGCTATCAATCAAACCTTTATGGCTTCCTGTTATCGCTTGTGTTGTCATATCAATCCCTTTCTATTCGTAGCTTGAGTAATAAGAGCCTTCATCTTTGCACGATTGCATATAGCCTTCCATGTATGCCAGCTCTAATTCTCTGGCAAATTCAGGGGACGGAGTGTTTCTTTTTCCACACAGCCATTTGTTAAATCCGCCACGGATGCTATTAGCGTTCGTATTCATATCGACACTCTTTTCCTTTGGCTTACATACCGCCGCTGGAATTCCTACATCAGCCATATCTATCCTTTCCTATTCAGGTATCACCGGTAACCTATTAAGCTGCATAAACTTTCCCTTTTTTTCCTGGTCTATCCGTCGAGTAAATTATATAACGCAGGCTGTCAATAGTATGATCGTTTTTCTTTACGGGCACATCCTGTGGATTCCTGGAACTTGAACCTGTCGGGTAATGATAACCGGCCATTTCTCTACATGTATTCTTGCAGGTGTTAAATATAAACAAACTAGGCTTACCATTTGCCTTAACTTTTAGCTTGCTTTGCACAACCTCTATCCCTTTTGATATTTCTTTACGAGCCTTCCTATTATGTATCCCGGCTTTGCGTAACTCTTCCCTATCTTCTGCATTTTCAGGATCGGCCCAGGAATCAATATATTTGTCGCCGTTACTTAATCGCTTTACCGTCTCAATATGCTCCTGTATTCCTGTTTGTGCTTTGTAATATTCTTTATGTATATACCAGTTTTCGTCGCTATCTTTAGCGGCCCATAAACACACAAACGGATTTGTAAAACCAAAATCAAAGCCGCGATACCGCCGCCAGTCATTAGGTATCTTGAACGGTTTAATAACATGAGTGTTCCGGTTAAATGTTTTATAAACAGCACCGTAAAATGAGGCGAATCGGCCCTCGATCCGTGTCGATTGAACTTCGACCGGCCAATCTGCAATCATTTGGTCAATCCGCTCATCGTTTATATATCCGCCTCTGCTTTTCCGGTTAGAATTTAAGTTAGCATAAAATACATCATCAGTCTTAGGCAAATCCTCAATCCTCTCCTCTAGTGACGGCTGAGGCTTAATAGGTGTCATACTCCATGAAAGTTTACCGTTATTAACCATAAGTCGAGCTTGTATCTCGGTTAATATCCCTTCGAAATCATGGTGGCATTGCTCGTCACAACGGCACGAATTGATAGACCTGGCTTGGAATTGCTCACGGCCTTGATTGAAAGCCTTGAACTCTATCACGTGTCCGTTTTTTAGAAACAATTTACGAGGCACTTTATCTTGACCATAAGTTAAATCAGATATATGATGCGGCAAGATAAACTTTTTGAGGTATGACTCCCATAAAATATCCCTAACCTGCTCCCAACTTTCGATACAGGCCCAGTGTAACCCTGGCTTTGGGTCTGGGTATGATGGATGGATATTTAACACCTGCATAGCAAGGTCTATCATATTAGTATATGATTTAGATGCCTGATTTCCACCAAACATCCAACGAATATCAGCGGTCGACATATGGAACGCTCGATGGTCATCGTCCAGCGGCTCATAGCGAGCTAATGGTTCTCCCAGCCATTTTATTTGTGAAATCGTAAGCATTTTAATTTATTACTCTTGCTCTAACCTACCTAAAACATTATTTGTGCTTGTTATATCAGAGCCGCCAGTATTTTTCATTGTCTTACTCATCAATACGGTTTCGGTTCCTTCATCTTTATGATCAACAACCCAGGGTGTTTCGGTTGTGTCAATTACTTTGTCCGCTCTTTGTAGTTTCGCTCTGGCTTCGTCACTATCAGTAGCAGCATCAAACGTAGAGCCGTCTGCCGTATCAGACGCCATTTTATTTAACATACCTGCTATTGTTGCCGAGCCGCTATCCATTGCTACTATCTGGCCCGACGTGACAGAGCCGATAAGAGCCTCTGCGTTTGTCGCTGTTGTCACTGTTGTTATCGTTCCAGTAATATCAGCAGTTAATCCAGCAGGCATTGCAACTGCCCCTGTCAAAGTTGTTGTTGTATCAATCAATAAACTATTAGCAGATAAAGCACCAACAATATCCATGCCGGCATCGATAACAACACTCCCTGCATCTAACTGGCCGGTAATTGATAATGACGCAAGGGTACTAGCTCCAGTAATCGCTAATGTACTACTCAACGCTACCGCCCCAGTAAGCGTAGTAGTACCAGTATTTTCTATTGAGTTAACTTTGATCCCAGTCCCGCCAGTGCCGTCAAGTATAGCTTCTAAGTTATTCGCAGCTGCTTCATCACCTGAGATTTTTATAGCATCTGATTCATCAGTTGTTATTACTACTGTAGTACCATTTGAATTATCTGTTATATCACCGACTGGACCGTTAATTGTAAGCGTACCAGATGTACAAGAACTGGTTATTGTTAATGAAGATCCACGAGCCATACTAATCGAAGCCGTTCCACCATCCATGCCAGCCACTGTGAGCGAACCTTTTATGTTCATAATGCCGCACACTGCTGGAGCGTTAAGAGTAAGTGTACAGGCCGAAAGTGCACCGCATACAAGGTCGCGACATTTGAATATTCCGCCATCCAGAACTGAGCAAGCACCATTTATGCTTCCATTGAACGCAAGCCCATGAATGTTTGTATGTGCATAGAGATGGCATAAATCATAGAATGTAACATTTGCTATACCTGTAGCATTCGCTCCAATACCTGTGACTGTAAGCTTTTCAATTGTTGAATGTTCAACACTTTGGGAATTGATATCGAGTAAATCAGCTACATCGACATGGCCATCTCCAACTAAACTGTAATGTTCCATTGCCGCTGCAAGATCGAAATCGCCGTGAAGATGAATCCTATTAAGGTTATTCGCGTCCGCAATAGTCTTAGCGTTGGCAATCGTATCAGTTGGATAGGTGTTTGTTCCATAGGGCCAGGTAGTCGAGTTAGTTCCTCCGTCATCACACCACACCCTTCCGCCGTTAAACATAAAACGAGTGGCCATAGCAGTATCACCAGCTAATGACGTAACATTGACATCTGGTATTGCATTGCCGTCATTGTACGTCAATTGGAAATCAACTGACTTTGATAAAATTGTTGCACTTGCAGCGTCTTCTATTATTATAGAAGCCGAAGTGGCTCCAGCAGCAAAAATATCATCATGTAAATCTAAGCGATAATATCCATAACCAATCTCATACATCCCGTTTGCTGTATGTGCTACAACTAAAGATGTTAAGTCAGTTATATCGGCTTTAGATGATAAGGTCACATCTTCGTCAGTCTCAACTCTTATAAACCAAATATCCAAGTCAGTAACTGTCACGCCGGTAATAGGAGAGCCGGTAAGTGCATCGTATAACCTAACTTGGATGGTTACATCAGTTGAGCCTAATTTTTTTGATATTGTGCCTTTCATAGCTTATACTTATTCCTCACGTAAAGGGAGGTTTATTCGGTTCCAACTTCCTGGCGTAGTGTAGCCGTCATTTAATGTTCGTTTGCCTTTGTTCCATAGTCCTGATTCTGGTTTCAATCTGAAGTCTCCATTTCCAGCATCCGCAAACATCGGGTCAACGGATAGATTCCCACCGCCGTCAATATAATCATCTGTCGAACCTGGGTTGAACAAATTACAGTTCACCGCAAGTATGCTGCCTGTACCAGCCTTTAGGTTTTCGTCACCGCTGTTCGATACGATAGTATTAAGCAAAATAACTTCTGCGCCGGCATTATCAACCAAGACACCCTCAGAGCCGTTACCGTCAATAGTTCCACCATATACAAAAACCCTAGTTGCTGCTGCATTGGCTTTTATTCCATTCCCACCGTTACCATAAATAAGAGGATTGATAACCGCAACATTATCCTTAAAGATCATACCTAACACGGCATTATCATGAGATTTAGGGTTGATAAACGCACAACCTCTTAAAGTAAGGGTGGTAAACCCTGCGCCTGTATTATTATCTCCTGTACAGTTTGTCCATGTACAATTCTTACAGACCGTTGTGACACCTAATTTCCAGCCGTGCTTCGTATTGCCGACCCCAAAGTCAGTCATGCGAATATGCTCGTGATCGACATTGTAAATATTGTCGCTAACCCAGCCGTGGTCGTTCAATGCCCCGTTACCGGTAAAGACAACAGGAACACCGTCACCAGGATATACGCCGTAACCAGAAAGGCGAACACGGCTATTACTGGCTAAAACACCATCAAGGGTATTAAAGTTTGTGAGCGAGGCTGTCAGAGTTTCGTTTTGGCCCAGAAAACAAGCGGTCTCAGAATTGGCGTCCGGGTTCGGGGCATTTGTAATCAAAGCCTGCATTGTGTTCCATGCACCGCCGACATTAACAACAACATCGGTTTGTGGTGCCTCAGCTACTTTACTAAATGTTATTGAATTGACATCTGCTGCTGTAATCAAGACTAAATGGACCCATCCACCAGTAGCTGAACTTATATAGGCATACAAACCAACACAGGCAGCACTGAACTCGCCCGCTTTCGTTATTCTCTCCTCAAAAGGGTTGATATCAGTAAAGGAAGCGGCAGTCGCGGTATAAAGTGGTCCACCGTTAGCCCCCATGTAAGAAGCCATCTGAGCAAGTGTGGGATAACCGCCCTGAGCCAGACTGACTTTAGAGTGTAGCCCGCCGCCCCCGTTATTGTCAGAAGCGTCGGCCTGAGTACCAAGCCCGCCAAGAAATTGAAGTTTATCAGCCATTACTAAATACTACCTTTTAACTATCACTTCTTTTTCGGTTGTCTCGCGGTTCCACGATTACCTTCACCGCCACCTGAGCCGTCACGTCGTCTGGTTCCACCACACTTGCCACGAGAACCTCTACCAGTACTGCCTCTTGTAACTCTCTTAGCCATCGTTTAATACCGCCTTTCCAGTAAGATATATTTTTACATGCTCACCA